GCAAGGAATACGGCATGGGGCGGTTGCGGGAAGCCCTGGACGTTCTGGATGAGTTTTACGGTGTCTGAGACGTTCCATGAACACACAGAAAAACAAACCCAGAAAGTTATTGACGGCCCAGCCGCTGTGTGCTATAGAAATGTGGAAGTTGGGTTTTTGCGCCCGACACTGAATATCGGATAGGCTGAGAAGCCAACGAACTGGCACAGCACTACAAAGCACCAAGCGCCTCGTTCCTCCCGGAGCGGGGCGTTTTGCATTCAGTTTCCCGGCATTCAAGCGCACCGCCACACGCCATCATCAAGGGCGATGAGGCTTGACGCCGGGGATAACACAAGGAGACGCTCATGCAGGCATACGACCCCGTGAAGATGTGGGCGCTGGACCTTGCGGTGCAGTCGGGCGCGTCTGGTTGTGACGCGATTGATATGGCTATTGAGTACCTGGACTTCGCGGCGGACTGTTCCGATGAGGATTGGGCCGAGTTCAGCCGTCAGGTCAGCGAGGCGTGGGAAACCCCCACGTGGACCAAGCGGTGGAAATCAGCGATCTAGGAGGCGACATGGACTTTGGATCGATCCCCGCAGGTGCCACGCGCGAACCTGAAAAGGAACCGCGCCGCAAAACCGCATACGAGCAGGCCGACAGGATCAACGCATTCTGGGCTGCGCGGGGACGCAACGCCAACGCCTGTGTCCAGGAAGAGATGATCGGCCCGAAGGTCAAACACTGGATCATCCGGTCCGACATCGTGAATGGGATTGCACCAATCTAATGGCCGGCAGACCAACCCTGTACAGCGCAGAACTCGCAAAGGAGATATGCGAACGCATCGCCCAGGGCAGCAACCTCGACAAGATCGGACGCGACGATGACATGCCCTCGCGCTCCACGGTCTACAAGTGGTTGCAGGAGATTGACGCATTTTCGGACGATTACGCGCGCGCGAGAGAACTACGCGCCGACAGCCGCGCCGACCAGATTGACGACATCATTGAGAAGGTCGGCACTGAGCAACTAAGGCCGGATCAGGCCCGCGTGATGATCGATGCCATCAAGTGGCAAGCTGGCAAGGAAAAGCCCCAACGCTACGGCGATAAGAGCACCACGGAGCTGGTTGGTTCTGGCGGTGGTCCGGTGTTTCTATGGGGAACCGGCCCAGAGTAGGCGGGGCCTCCCATGTGTTCAACGACCTTCTGCGGCCAAGCCGCTACAAGGCGCTGTACGGTGGGCGAGGTTCCGCCAAGTCCCATTTCTTTGCCGAGGCGATGGTTGCCAACGCGCACGGCAACAAGGGGTTTCGGGCGGTTTGTGTCCGTGAGGTCCAGAAGAGCCTGAAGGAATCGGCCAAGCGGCTGATTGAGGACAAGATTGCCGTCACGGGGGTTGATGGTTTCGAGGTGCTGAATGACAGCATCAAGACGCCCGGTGGTGGGGTTATCACCTTCCAGGGTATGCAGGACCACACGGCGGAAAGCATCAAGTCCCTAGAGGGCTTTAACGTCGCTTGGGTGGAAGAGGCGCAGACCCTATCGGCCCGGTCGCTGGAGATGCTACGCCCCACGATCCGCGCGCCCAAGTCGGAACTGTGGTTTTCATGGAATCCGCGCAGTGCAGACGACCCGGTGGATGCGTTCTTTCGGGGGCCGACGCCGCCTGAAGATGCCATCATCCGGCGCATCAATTACGACCAGAATATGTTCTTCCCCGCCGAACTGGAGGCGGAACGCCAGCACGACGCCAAGAACAACAGGGACCGCTACGGCCATGTCTGGTTGGGCGAATACGAACCGATGGCGGTGGGTGCCATCTGGGACCGCCTGATGATCCACAACGGACGCAGGGAAACGGCCCCGACGATGGGGCGGATTGTTGTTGCGGTCGATCCCGCTGGTTCCAGTGAGCCGGGAAGCGACGAACACGGCATTGTTGCGGTGGGTAAGGGCGACGAGGACAACCACGGTTACGTCCTGGACGATGCCAGCATGAAGGGAACACCCCGTCAGTGGGGCGAGCGGGTGATTGCCACCTACGACCGCTATGACGCTGATTGTGTGGCCGCAGAGGTCAATTACGGCGGGGATATGGTCGAACAAACCATCAAGAGCATCCGTCCCGACGTTCCGGTTATCCAGGTCAGGGCAACGCGGGGCAAGCACGTAAGGGCCGAGCCTATCGCGGCCTTGTACTCATTGGGGCGCATTCACCATGTCGGCACGTTTGACCGGCTGGAAGATCAGATGTGCCAGATGACGGCGGCGGGATACGAGGGCAACGGAAGCCCCGACCGCCTGGACGCCATGGTGTGGGGCATGACCGAATTATTCCCCCAGATGGTGCAGACCAAAACACGCACGGTCCACGTCCCCTCTCTGGGCACTGGCGGATGGATGGCATAACCGCAGGTTGCGGTGATTGCCGACAAATGCCGTCTGGGACCGTCCCAAGACATACCACAGGTTGAAGGAATCCAACTATGAGCGAAATGAGTGATCCGACCCAGAAGGCGGTAGCCGTCACGGCATCGGACAGCACCAGCCTACTGCTGAACGGCCAGCCCCCACGGGCGATTTACGTTGGCACGGGCGGCAACCTGAACGTCCGCTTTGGTGACGATACCAGCGTGTTGTTCACCGCCGTTCCTTCGGGGACTGTTCTGCCGATCCGCCCGCGCCTGGTCATGAGTACCAGCACGACGGCCACCGCGATTGTGGCGCTGTACTGATGAGGGTTTCGTCGGGCGTGAACCTTGGTCTTGGGGTTTTGCCCACGGCGGTAAATCCGCTTGACTTCAGCCGCTTCGACGCGGACGCGCTTGGTGACACGCTGACCGTCACCACCGCCTCCCTCGGTATGAACTTCGACACGTCGGGTGTGCTGCGGTTCGCGCCGCATAATCTGGTGACGTATTCCGATGACCTGAGCAATGCGTCGTGGACAAAGGCCAACGTGGCGATCACGACAAATCAGACCGTTGGCCGTGCAGGTACGGTGACGCTCGACCAGAGCAAGGAATTTGCAAACACCGGCGCGCACTACGTTCTCAAGGACGTAACTGTTGTTTCGGGTACACGGCAGGTTGTTAGCGGTGTCGTCAAAGGCGGTCTTGGGCGCGACTGGAGTTTCGTGGAGGTTTATTCCTCCGGCGGCACGGGCGGACAGTATCTTTCGATCAATTTGACGGACGGCTCCTTCACCCCCTCAACGGGCGCGGGCGGTGTAATCATAGACAGCGACGTGGTTGATCTGGGTGACGGGCTATACGAGTGGTTTATTGCCTTCACGGCTTCAAGTGCGACCACCCGCGTTATTGTCAGTGCTTCAGACACCGCATCCCCTTCATCCCGCCCAAGCTACGCGGGAGACTTGGCAAAGGGTATGCACGTCGGCGGCCTGCAGGTCGAATACCTCGACCCCGGCCAGACCACACCCCGCGCCTACAACCCCACCACCTCAAGCGCCTACTTCGGCCCCCGCAAGAACGTCGTCTACAACGGCACAAACTGGGAAGACAAGGGCCTGCTGGTGGAGGGGGAGAGTGCCAACAGCCTGACGTATAGCCGGGACTTTTCTAACGCGGCGTGGCTGCATACAGCCGAGGCGTCAGTGTCTTCCGGCGTCAGTGTCGTTGATGGTGCCACAAGAAACATTGTTCTGACTGACGACAGCGGTGCGGTGCGGCTTAACAAATACATAAATACATCCTGCCCTAACGACAGCAACGTGAACCTGTTTTCGATAAGGGTCCCAAAGACCTCTGGTGCGAGCCACTTCCCGATGATGCAGACGCTACTCACGGGGGGGACCGCACAGCAGGTGGTAGCCATTCTCGACACGGATACAGGTGTAGTCACCGCCATTACAGAGACAGGCACAGTCACCTCTCAGGCTGAAGACTTTGACGATCACTGGCTGTGGTGGTCAACAGTGTTGAATAATTCCACGGGCAACACCACCGCGCGTATGCTTTTGAACCCTGCTGGGTCTACCAACGGCACGACATTGGATAACGCAGCGACAGGATCGACTGCGATGGACTATGCCACGATTGAACTCAACACCTCCACCCCCACAACCCCCATAGAAACCGTCGCCAGCGCGGTGACGCGGACGGTGGATGATGTGACACGGGCAACGACAAGCCTTCCTGGCACAATTCTGCTCAAGGGCCGCACTGCTCCATCAATCGGATCAAGCGAAAACCAGACCATCCTTGAGATCGGTGATGGGACGAACGACGACCGCGTGGCGGTCAACCGGGCAGGAACAGATGGCGCTCTTGATTTAGGCATGAGGTCGGGCGCTGCAACTGTCGTAACGGAAGAAATGAAGGCATCCATCGGGAACGACGTTGATTTTGCAGTCGCCATTCGCTTGGAAGCCAACAATGTCGCTTTTTCATATGACGGTGGAGCGGTGGTAACGGACACATCCTGTGCGCTCCCTACTGGCATCACAACAATGTATTTAGGCAACAGCAACCTTTCCCGCCCTTGGGGCGGCTCTATTTTGTCCATCACTGAGTTTACCTCACCGCTCCCTGATGACGCACTCGTGGGGTTGTCGTCATGAGAGTAGACCTCGCCTTTCCCAACCGGAACACGGCCAAGCAAGTCTTCGAGGCCCACGGCTTTGTGTTCGACACCACGGACGAGAACGGCAATCCGTTTGAACTGAAAACCGTGCGCCATCCAAATGGTTCGTTCCTGATGCTCCGCGCCCAAATCTTCGGACGCCCCACGCCTTCGGGTGAGGTGGACGAGGACGGGCTGCCCATCATGAACCCCGGCGCGGTCATGCGATCCCGCAAGGGCAGGGAATGGCACATTGACGCCTACCTGACGGGCAATCTGATTGAAGTCACGGGATACGACGAAGACGAGAACCCGATCTGGGGCGGTGATCTGCTGGGCGCCCTGGCTGATTACATCGTCACGATCCCCGAAAACACAGCACCGGCTTACGTCGTTGCAGGAGTTGGATAATGTCTGAACCGATCATCAAAGAGGCGCTTGAGCGGTTCAAGGAGTCTGACGACGCCACGGACTTCTCCCGCCAGGCTGCGCATGAGGACATGACGTTCTCGCGTCTGGCAGACCAGTGGCCCGAGGCCATCCGCAAGGCCCGCGAGGAAGAGGGCCGCCCGTGTCTGACCATCAACAAACTGCCCGCCTTCATTCGGCAGGTGGTCAACGACGCGCGCCAGAACAAACCAGCCATTACGGTTCATCCCGTGGACAATGGCGCTGACGAAGACACGGCGGGGGTCATCAACGGGCTGGTGCGCTCGATTGAGCGGCGTTCCAACGCCGATGTTGCCTACGACACGGCAATCGACCAGGCGGCCTCTGGCGGGTTTGGGTTCTTCCAGATCGGCATTGACTACACCCACGCCGACAGCTTCGACCTTGAGGCCCGGATTGAGCGTATTGCCAATCCCCTGATGGTTCATTGGGATCCTTCGTCCACGGAATTTGATGCCTCTGATTGGGATTATGCCTTCGTCTCCGACTTCATGTCAGAAGAGGAATTTGAGGCTGCGTATCCCGGCAAGGCGAAAATCAGTTGGGAGGGTGACACCCGCGACCAGGCCGCTTTGTGGTCACAGGATGAAAAGATCAGGGTTGCCGACTACTGGTTGAGGGAGCCTATCAAGCGGAAGATTCTGCTTCTCTCCAACGGCATGACGATCCGCGAGGAAGAATACATTGACCAGGCGAAGGCCGACCTTGAGATGACGGGCGTTGTACCGACCCGAGAGCGTGAGGTTGACGCCTTTAACGTGGTTCGCCGCAAGATCAACGGCGCTGAGGTTCTTGAAGAAGAGAAGTGGCCCGGTTCCACAATCCCGATTTGCCCCGTGTGGGGTGAGGAGATTGTGTTGGACGGCAGGCGTCACTTCCGGTCGATGGTGCGGGACGCAAAAGACCCCCAGACGATGTTCAACTTCTGGCGTAGCGCCACAACGGAACTGGTGGCCCTTGCCCCCCGTGCGCCATTCCTGATGGAAGAGGGCGGCATTCCCAAGGGGCATGAGGCAACGTGGCAGACGGCCAACACCCGCTCGCATCCCTACCTGATGTATTCCAAGGGCACGAACTTGCCCCAGCGCCAGCCCTTCGCTGGAGTGCCTGCCGGTGCGTTGCAGGAGGCACTGAACGCTTCAGACGACATGAAGTCCGTCATGGGCATCTATGACGCATCCTTGGGCGCTCGCAGCAACGAAACGTCGGGCCGTGCAATCATGGCAAGACAGCGTGAAGCCGACGTGAGCAACTTCCACTTCATCGACAACCTTAACCGCGCCATCCGGTACGCGGGGCGGGTGTTGGTTGAGATCATCCCGGCTGTCTACAAGGACCGTCAGGCCATCCGCATCTTGGGCGAGGATAATGCCGAGAAGGTCGTTCAGTTGGGCGGGCAGAGCGACGGCCCCATGTATGACCTTGCCACCGGCATCTATGACGTGGACGTGAAGTCCGGCCCGTCTTACGGCACACAGCGCGAAGAAACCCGTGAGGTGCTGATTGAGATCATCCGCGCCATCCCCGGAGCCGCGCCGATCCTGGGCGACGTTCTGATGGAACACATGGACTTCGTTGGTGCTGACAGAGTTGCTAAGCGCCTCAAGATGACGCTTCCCCCCGAAGTGCGGAAGATGGAGGAAAGCGAGGCCGACATTCCCCCCGAGGCGCAGGCCATGATTGCGGCCAAGGACCAGGAACTGAAGCAGCTTCAGGCGCAGATGCAACAGGGTATGCAGGCCATGCAGGGTATGCAGGCCGAACTGGAATCCAAGCAGGGCGAGATGCAGGCCAAACAGGCCGAAGCCGCCGCCAAGGCCGAGATTGAGGCCAAGAAGATCGCCTCAGACATGGAAGCCAAGCGGGCCGAACTCGAAATCAAAAGCCGCGAACTCGCCCTTAAAGAGCGTGAATTAGGATTGAAGGAATGGGAGGCCAAAGAGGACGCCCGACAGGCTGCGCTGGATCGCGAGATGGAACTAGCCAAGGTGATCCTGGCGAAGCAGGAGGCCCCCGATCCCATGGGCGAAGCTGCAAGGCTTATCAGCGCGCCAAAGAGGGTTGTGCGTGACGCCGAAGGCCGGATTACCGGCGTGGAACTGGCATGAGCACAGAAGGCCGGTAGGAACGACCGGCCAACAAGCCGTGCATCAAGGTCAAGACGCTGCGCCGCATCTATCTGCGGCTGCGCGAGGAACCCAAGTCCTACGAGGCAGTGGCCCCGGTCGTTTCGCCGTTTGCGGACCTGTACGCATTCGCTGACAGCCTGCCACCCGTTAACGACATAGCGTTTCGCAAGATGGCTCAAGCCCGTGAGGCGGTCGAAAGCCTTTTGCGCATGTATCGCTCCTTGATGGAGCGTGACGACGAAGAGGCAATCTTGCTTCTTTGCTAACCCAAGGAGTGATTATGAACGAAGAAGCGGGCAATCCTGCCGAGGAAGCCGCACCCGAGATTGTTGAGGAAATCACAGAAGAAGAAGTGACAACCGAAACTGACGAGGGCGATGATGCCGTTGAAACCGAGGACACGGAAGACGGTGACGGGCAAGATGAAGGTGACGAAGAAGAGGTAGAGGAAGAGATTGAACTGAACTTTGGCGGCGACAAGCTGCGGGTGCCGAAATCGGCGATCCCGGAGGACGTTGTTGCGAAGATCACGGATTTCTCCCGCAACCTTGAATCTGGCTACACCAAGAAATTCCAGACACTTGCTGAACAGCGTGAGAGCGTAGCGGCCCGAGAGCAGGCCGTTGAGCGTCTTGCGACCCTGGACGGCGAGGCGCTGGACAAGTTTTCACGCGGAAACGCACTCAAGCAGGAAATCGCGCAGCTTCAGAATGTCAATACGCAGGCGTTGTGGCAGTCCAACCCGGACCAGGCACGGCGCATTTCGGATACGATTGCGAAGAAGCAGGCCGAATTCAATGCCGTCGTCAACGAAGTTTCCCGACTGGAAGGCGAACGATCCAAGGCGCAGGAGGCCGAACTGGCCCGACGCGAGGAAGAGGGTCGCCGCGAGGTTGAGAAGCGCATCCCCGGCTTTGCCGAGAAACACGCACCGGAACTGGTGAAGTACGCGATCAGTCAAGGCATTCCCGAGGCGGAAGCCGGAAAGTGGACGCGCAACCCCATCGTTACGGAAATGGCGTGGAAGGCGATGCAGTACGACGCTGCGAAAACGCGGACGGCACAGGCCGTCAAACCGAAACCTGCGGGAGCAACACCCATTCGACCGAGCAAGGGTAAGGGCGGAAAGCCCAAACTCGATCTTGTTCAGGACGCCGACAAAATGTCTGCCGATGAATGGGCGCGCCGCCGCAACCTTCAACTCTCAAATAGGGCTTAACGCCCATCCCCTTGAGCGTCGTGAGACGCCCACCCTCCCATAGATGGAACTTTCATCATGTCCAATAGCATTCTTACCCCCACGGCTGTAACCCGTGAGGCGCTTCGGATTCTGCATCAGAAGCTCAACTTTGTCGGCACGATTGATCGCCAGTACGACGATCAGTTTGCCAAGACCGGAGCCAAGATTGGCGACAGTCTGAAGATCCGCCTGCCCAACGAATACACCGTCCGCACGGGCCGTGTCATCGACGTGCAGGACACCAGCGAGACCAGCGTTACGCTCCAGGTTGCCACCCAGAAGGGCGTTGATATGGCGTTCACGTCGGTTGACCTGACCATGAACCTGGACGACTTTTCGAGCCGCATTCTGGACCCGGCCATGTCGGTTCTGGCGGCGAACATCGAATCCGACGCCATGTCGATGTACAAGAGCGTTTACAACGAGGTCAGTGACGTTGGTGCTTCGGCCACGACCAACCTGGCTCTCCAGGTGCAGAAGAAGCTGACCGACAGCCTTGCGCCGATTTCGCCGCGTTGCCTGAACTTCCCCACACAGTACAACCTCGACCTTCTGGAAGCGGTCAAGGGTCAGTTCAACGACGCAGGCAAGATCAGCAAGAACTACCGCGAAGGTATGGTTGCGCCGAACTTCCTGGGCTTCATGGACGTGTACCAGAACACGCTGTGGCCGATCCACACCACGGGCACCGATGACGGCACGGGCGATTACCTGACCGACATCGGCGCTGGCGAGGCTGACGGCTCGGCTGGTTCGCTCCACATCGACACGGGTGCGGGCACGTTCAAGCAGGGCGACATCATCGAGATTGCCGGTACGTATCGGGTGCATCCCGAAACCAAGGCTTCGACGGGTGTTCTCCAGCAGTTCGTTGTGACCGCCGATTACGCCGGTGGTGAAGGCGACTTGTCGATTAGCCCGAACATTGTCACGTCTGGCGCTCGTCAGAACGTGGATGCCATTGCCGATGGTTCTGCCATCTACAAGCGCGAGTCGGACTCCTCGACTGCCATTGGCAACGCCGCCGATTACTCCATCGGTATGGGCTACCACAAGGATGCCTTCGCCTTTGCAACGGCTGATCTTGTCATGCCCAAGGGCGTCGATTTCTCGGCCCGTGAGGTCATGGACGGCATCTCCATGCGCATCATCCGCGACTACGACATCAACAACGACAACCTGCCTTGCCGCATCGACGTTCTGTACGGGTACAAAGCTGTCCGTCCTGAACTGGCATGTCGTCTTGGCCTTCACTAAGGAGTGATGAACCATGGCTGTGAAAGAACTTTCTGACGGCAACCCGGACGGCACCCGTCTGGGTCAGTCGGCCACTGACCTCGTGGCTTTCTTCGGGGACACCCCCGTTGACCAGCCCGCCGCGATTGCTTCGGCAACCGCGACTGCCACCAGCGCGATGGACACCGTGAACTCGGTGCTCACCGCTCTGCGTGAACTGGGCCTGATCGAAACTTGATTAGGTCAGTTTGCGTCGTTGGGCCTGATGGCTTGCGGCGCAATCGGGAATACGCGGCCAGCCTGGGGAGACCTGGGCTGGTCGCTGCCCCCGCTAAAGACGAATCCCTAGCCATTGTTGGGGGTGGGCAATCGTCGGCAGATCACGTTGACGACCTGTTGAACTTCGACGGTCACATTATGGCGATCAACGGCGCGCAGGACTGGCTTATCAGTCAGGGCCGCGTTCCCGATTGTGTCGCCCTGCTTGATCCCGAGCCGCAGCTTGCGGACCTCATCACACCCCATAAAGGGGTTGACTACTACGTTGCCACGATGTGTGCACCGGAGGTGTTCGACCTTCTGGCAGACAGCAACGTGACCACATTTTACGCCCCGCAGGGGGAAGATAACACGCCGCCGTTAAGTGTCCCCGGTGGGCCAACCATGATGACCCGTGCGCCGATGCTGGCTGCAATTCTGGGTTATCGCGGCATCACCTTATACGGGGCTGACAGTTCCTATTCCGGGGGTATCACCCACGCTTATTCCAACGTCAGGGACTACGACGAGATGGGCGTTATTTGCGAGGGCAAGGGGTGGGACACATGCCTCGGGCTTGTGTGTCAGGCCGAATACCTCGCCGAACTAATTCCCGCCATGGGATGCGTAAAAACGCGCCTTGTGGGTGAACACCTTGCACAGTCCATGCTCCGCACTGGCGGTGTCTGGGAGAGGATGCCATGACCCTGTTGACCATCTGCAACAACGCCGCTGATGAAGTGGGCATTGACCGCCCGTCATCCGTCATCGGCAGTTCCGACCCGTCCGCGCAGAAACTCCTTCGCTATGCGAACAAGGCCGGTAATTGGCTGATGAGGTCGGTTGTCTGGCAGGCTCTCCGCAAGGAAGGCACGTTTACCTCCGTCGCTGGTGAGACGCAGACCAGCATCCTCCCTTCGGACTTTGACAGGTTCGTGAAGGAGACGTTTTGGAATCGCACCGATTACATCCTTATCAGCGGGCCTGTGACTGCGACGGAATGGCAGGGATTGAAAGCCTACGACTATCAGGGCGACACGAAGTTCGCTTATCGCGGTGACGCTGTTCTGCTGATTCCGGCACCTGGTGCTGGAAAGTCGCTGGCGTTTGAATACGTATCCAACCAGTGGTGCCAATCTTCCGGTGGCACGGGACAGTCCGCATGGGCCGCTGATACGGACGTGGGTGTGCTGGATGAAGAGCTGATCCTGCGCGCGTTGAAGTTCACATATTTGACGGATGAAGGACTGCCAAATGACGTCGCGTTCCAGGAGATGCGCGATTACATGGACACGATGATTGAGAACGACCAGCCCGCCGCGAATATCATGGTTTCGGCTGACATCTTCGGCGGCGGTCGCCACTTCACGGGCGTTCCGGCCACGTCCGGCACCAATATCAACGTGATCTGATGAAGCGCCCATCCCGCACAGCTTCAGTCCCGCCGCCCGTGGGTGGATGGGACACCAGAAACGCACTTGCCGACATGCCGGTAGAGAACGCGGTCATTCTCGATAATTGGTTCCCTTCGACGGATAAGGTGACGGTGCGCAAAGGCCACACGTCCCACGCAACAGGCGGATAAGGTGACGGTGCGCAAAGGCCACACGTCCCACGCAACAGGCATGTCCGGCGCGGTTGAAAGCCTGCTTGAATACACCCCGACCACGGGAACGGGCGAACTGTTCGCGGGCAACGGCACGTCGCTCTTTGACGTATCGAGTGCTGGTGCCGTTGGGGCAGGGGTTGTGACCGGACTCACGAATGTCAGGTTTCAGCACACACAGATTTCCACATCTGGAGGGCATTTCCTCTTTGCCGTGAACGGTGCCGACACTCCCCGGACCTACAACGGTTCCGCATGGGCGAACTCCACCGCAACCGGCCCGACAATGGCAAATCTTGTGTGGTGCAACAACCACCAGAGACGGTTGTGGTTTGGCGAAAAGGACTCCATGTCGGCATGGTATCTTGCCGTCAACTCCATCACCGGGGTTGCAGCGGAATTTCCCCTTGGTGGTGTGGCGAAACTTGGCGGCTACATTATGGCGATGGGCACGTGGTCCCGTGACGGCGGAGCGGGGGCCGATGACGTGGCGGTGTTCCTGACGTCAGAAGGCGAGGCCATCGTGTACGCGGGAACCGACCCGTCCAGTGCGTCTACATGGTCGCTGGTGGGTGTGTTTCGCATTGGCAAGCCTATCGGGCGCAGGTGCATGATTAAGGCTGGCGCTGACCTGATTATGGTCACACAGGATGGTTTTGTGGCTGCATCGCAAATCCTTATCGCGGACAGGTCCCAGGCGGACGCTGTGTCCATCTCCCAGCAGATCAACAAGGCGGTGAACGACGCCGTACAGGCCGGATCATCCTTGTTTGGGTGGCAACCCTTCATCTACCCAAAGGGTGCGATGCTGATGTTCAACGTGCCTCAGAGTGCCGTTGAAGCTCACCAATACGTGTTCAACACCATCACACGCGCGCCATGCCGGTTTACGGGAATCAACGCGGCGTGTTGGGGTCTGTTGAATGATTCTGCCTACTTTGGCGGGCAGGATGACGGCACGGTTTATAAATTTGACGACGGCAACGACGATAACGGCTCGAACATCAACGCTGATGCCTTGCAGGCGTTCAACGACTTCCGCTCACCTGGAGCAAACAAGCGATTCACGCTGGTTGAGCCAATCTTCCAGAGTAACGGCGCACCATCGGCCGCGCTTGATGTGAACCTAGACTATCAGATCCGCCGCCCTACCGCCGTTGCCTCGACCTCGCCTGTAACGGCTTCCAAATGGGGCATCGCCAAATGGGGCATCGGTAAATGGGGTTCGGCTTCGCAGACCTATAGAGGCTGGCGTGGCATCCGTGGCATCGGACGGGCCGCGTCGTTGCGCATTCGGATTTCCACGAGTGTCAATCAGCCTTCATGGTTGGTCACAAACTGGTTGTATGTGCCGGGCGGGCCGCTGTGAGACTGATTTACGGCCATGACGCAGAGGTTGCGGCATGGGTGGCTGAGAACATCCCCGACGTTGGCGAAAGAGGCTTTCACGGGCCTTCTGCCGCGATAGGGGTTGCGACCGACCGGCTGATTGCCGGGATGGTTTATCACGACTACCAGGAACAGTTTGGAACGATGCAACTGAGCATGGCCGCCGTCACCCCCATTTGGGCGCGGCGCGAGGTCATACGTGAATTGCTGGCCTATCCCTTCCTTCAGCTTGGGTGTTTCAAAGTCTGGACCACGACGGCCCAGAGCAATGAGCGCGCACTGAAGGTTAACGAACACGCCGGGTTCAAGCGCGAGGCCATCCTTGCGCACCAGTTCGGCAAGAAACGACACGCGGTCATTATGAGAATGCTGCGCCCCGACTTTGACCGCCTATATGGAGACGCACATGGGTAAAAGTTCACCCTCGGCCCCCACACCTCCCGATCCCGCACAGACCGCCGCCGCACAGGCCGCCGCGAACAAGGAGGCCGTGCGCGAGAGCGCGCTGATGAACCAGATCACGCAAGTAACCCCGTGGGGTTCCTTGTCGTACACTGGCGAGTTGGGCAGTCCTGACAGGACCGTGACACAGACCCTTGCCCCCGCACAGCAGCAGATGCTGGAGCAGAACAATCAGGCGGGGTTGCAGTACGGCGAGATTGCCAACAACCAGCTTGGAGCCGTGGCGGAACGGTTCTCGTCCCCGGTGGAATTTGCCGGTGCGCCTCCCACGGCTGATCCCGAAGCGTGGCAGCGTTCCTATGACGCGATTATCAACCGCAACCAGCCCCAGGCATCCCGCCAGCGCGAGATGCTGGAAACCCGGCTGGCGAATCAGGGCATTGACATCGGTTCGGCGGCGTATGGTTCGGCCATGGATGATTACAACCGGGGCCAGAACGACTTTAGCCTTGCGGCACAGAACGCGGCGTTGGGACAGCAGGCGACGGCCTACGGCATGGATGCGTCCGCTTATGACCAGGCCATCCGCAGTCAGCTTATGGAACGTCAGGCACCGCTCAACGAACTCGCGGCCCTTATGTCCGGCACACAGGTGCAGGCACCCCCGCAGATCGCAACGGGGCAGTACATGATGAATCCCGCCGACATCATGGGCGCGACCTATGGCAGCTATAACGGCCAGATGAACGCCTACAATGCGAATCAGGCAAACGACGCCTCAAACATGCAGGGTTTGGCAGGGCTTCTTGGTGCTGGTGCGCAGGCTTACGCCTACAATCCGCTTGCGTGGTCAGACCGTCGCCTCAAGGGTGACATCGTTCGCATTGGCACCTTTGCCAACCTTCCCCTGTACGTCTGGCGCTACATCTGGGGCGCTCCGGGTGTCGGGTTCATGGCCGATGAAGTGAGAGAGGTGAAGCCGTGGGCCGTGCATCGCATCGGTGACTTTGACGCGGTGAACTACGCGGAGGCCATTCGATGATCGGCGGCAAGTACACCCAACTGCTCCAGAACCAGCCCAACGTCAACAACGGCACGATGTGGGGCGGGCTTGCGCACGTCTTGCAGCAGGGCATGTTGGGCCACTCCATGGGCAAGGATCAGCGTGAGGAAGAGGCCACGCGCCAGCGTCTCACGGAAGCCCTGACAGCCATGACGGGAACGCCGGACAACACCATCACATGGAACCAGCCGACGCGCCCTGACGGCACGGGTGATCCCACCACGTTGATTCCCGGTCAGGAGCCGAACCGCTCGCTTGCCATGCAGATTATGGCGGGTGATCCGAACCTTGCGCCGATGGCGTTTGACATGGCGAACTCGGAACTGGATTACCAGCGCCAGCTTGACGCACAGAACAACAATCTGGTGCAGGCGTGGAATCCCGAAACTGGCGCTTACGAATACATCCGACAGGGTGACGCCTTGGGCGCGGTTGCGGAAGCGCCCCCGGCCCCCGGCGAGCCTCTGGTGAGGGAGTTCAATGAAGGCGGGTCAATCGTGACCAAGCAGTGGGATGCGGCCTCACAGACATGGACGCCACTTGCTACGGCCCCCCGTTGGCAGCCCGCCGCGCCCGCCGCAGCGAACTTCTCTAACTTCACGAACGGCCTCGGCGATATTGTGGCGGTCGATCTGTCGACCCCCGAAGGCCGCGCCCGCGCAAATGAACTGGCGCAGGCGGGTTATTACGAGGCGAGCATCACCGCGCCGTCTGGTGCTGACCTCGGCGTTCGCACTGACGGGCCGATTGATCCTTCTGGCGATCCCATTGATCCAGATAAGGGCTATCATTGGGAGCCTGATCCTGGCAGTCAGTTTGGGTGGAAGCAGGTTGTCACCCCAGGCTCTGAAGCTGACCGTGAGTTGCAAGAAGCGGCAGAAACCGAGGCCAACGCAGCGGAGTCCGAACGCGAAACCGCAGACTTCATGGTGCAGGATATCAACCGCGCCATTGACCTGGTTAACGCAGGATGGTTTATCCCCCTGACCGGCATAACCGGCGAGCTTGGTTCGTTTGTCCCCGGCACCCCGCAGCACGATCTGGCACAAATTATTCTTGGCCTCGAAGCCAACATTGGGTTTGGTTATATCAATGAGATGCGGCAGGCATCGCCCACGGGCGGCGCGCTTGGCGATGTTAGCCAAGGCGAACTGGACCGTTTGACGGCGGTGCTGGGTAGCCTCAAGCAGTCGCAGAGCCGTCCGCAGTTCCTTTTCAACATGGAGAGGCTACTCGAAACCTACAACGAGGTCATCCACGGCACTAACGCCGCGCCAACCGCATCCGGTGGCGGAATTACGCCCGAGGATGAGGCGCTAATCAATAAATGGGCGGTGCAGTAATGGCGACGCTTGATGAAGTTCTCGCTGCGTTGCGGAATGCCGACGCCGCAGGCGATGCCGAGGCGGCAAAAAGGCTTGCCGAAATCGCCCGTTCCATGCAGTCGTCACCGCCCGCTCGCCCCGAGGTTGACACACTTGAGGGCATGGGCCGTTCGTTTGTGCAGGGCGGCACGTTTGGCGCTGGCGATGAAATCGTTGCCGGTGGCGTTGCGCTAAAGAACGAACTTCTGCAATTGGCCCCCGAAACATTCGCCGACATTGGCGAATCTCTCGGCCTCCCCGGCGTATTTAGCAGTGTCGATAGGCCCATGGGCGAGGTTTACGATGCCTCACTCGAAAACGAGCGCACACGCCTTGACGACTTCCGCGACCAGGAACCCATCTTGGCCTATGGCTCGGAGATTGTGGGCGCAATCCCAACGGCAGTAGGGACTGGCGGCGCAGGTTTGGGCGCAAATTCCCTGCGGGCAAAGATGCTTCTGGGCGGGCTTGAGGCTGGCGGGCAGGGGTTTGTCTACGGGTTTAATGCCGGTGAAGGTGGTGCGGGTGAAAGGCTTGAGGATGGCCTTTTGACAGGCGCTCTTTCCGCGCCCCTGGGTGTTGCCGCGCCGATGTTGGGGCATGGTGTGCGGAACCTGACAGAACGCCTACTCACGCGCCCTGCCGCTGCGGCTGCGGGGCTGACCAAGCCTGCATACGACATTGCAACCCGCGTCATGGGCGCAGACGGTGCGCTGACCGGCCCCGGTGCCACAAGGTTGGTTGCGGCTGGTGATGATGCCATGATTGCCGATGCCGGACCAAGCGCATCTGCCTTGCTTGATGTTGCAATCCAGCGTGGTGGGCCAGCAACGGTTATTGGCCGTGACGCGGTTGAGTCTCGCGCGTCCGATGCCAACACGGTTCTCACAAACGCATTTGATAGCGCCTTCGGGCAGCCCGCAGGCATCCGGTCTACAGAAAACGCCATCCGCACAGGATCGGCCCCCGCCCGCGTCGACGCATACGATTTGGCTTATTCGCAGATCATCGACTATTCCACGCCCGAGGGCATGGCGCTTGAACAGATCGTCCGAACCCGTGTCCCCGAATCCGCCATCCGCGCCGCCAATGAACTGATGCGCCTGGAGGGCAACCAGTCCTCGCAAATACTCATCAAGATTGCTGACGATGGATCAGTCCTGTTTGAAACCATCCCCGATGTTCGCCAGCTTGATTACATCACGCGGGGACTCAATCAGGTGGCCGATGCTGCGAACGGTCAGGGCCAACTAGGAGGAACCACCCCCCTTGGCTTGGCGACATCCAACCTTGCGCGCGAAATCCGCGACCTGACGAAAACGCTGGTGCCTGAATATTCTGACGCCCTCTCCACCGCCGCCCACGCCATTGAGGCGCGCAACGCCCTTCGTTTGGGTGCGGACGCACTAAGCACTCGCATCACCCGCGACGAATTGGCCGAACAGTTGGCTGGTATGACAGACGCGGAACTCACCTTCGTTGCGCAGGGTATTCGCTCACAGCTTGACGAGGCCCTTGCCAATGTTCGCAGGGCGATGACCGATAGCAACATGGACGCGAGGGAGGCTGTTGCCGCTTTGCGCGCACTGTCCAGCCGCGCCGCCCGTGAAAAGATTGCTATGGTCATTGGTGAGGACGCTGCCAACGAACTGTTTTCGACCATCGACCGCGCCACCATGGGCCTTGATCTGAGGTCCGCTGTGGCGACCAACTCCAAGACGTTCGCGCGCACCTCAATTGATGATGCGGTGGCGGCCCAAACCGACGACGGGGTTATCAATGCCCTTCGTAGCGGACAGCCTCTCAATGCAACGCAGCGGTTTGTTCAGACCGTTATGGGCAGGACTGCGGACGACAAGGCCCGCATTGCGGATGAGACATACAGCAGTCTTGTCAATATGCTGACTGGCCCGCGTGGTCAGGACGCACTAACAACGCTTCTCCAGCTTCAGGCGGCGGGGCAGGGCATCCCTGCGGCGGCGAACGCGCATGGTAGACTCACGCAGCAACTGTTGCGGCCCTTTGCCCCGTCTGCCGGGGTGAACCTCGAAAGCCTCATTCGCTAATTCAGGAAAGCCCAAAAGCCCATTGTCCAGAATAGACCGGGGACAAAGAGACAGAGGATTACAATGCGGTCAATCCGGTTGCCGCTTCGGCCCATTCGCCATAGGCCGTAGGCAAACGATGCTGTGAGTGCGTTTGCGGCCATGATCGCCAGCGTGATGGCAATGATTTGGCTTAGTTCGCTGTCCAATTACTACGTCTCCGGTTGGTTGCCTAAACGTAGGGATTGAACCCCACCCTTACCATTACAATTCGCGCCCCATTTTGGAGCGCCCCGCTGTGAAGCGGCGCATTCCCTGAGAAGGAACAAACATGGCCCGCAACGGATCAGGAACCTACAGCCGTCCTGTAGCTGACTACCAGTATGACACGGTTATCAGTGAGACCGATGTTAACACAGAAATGGACGACATCGCTACGGCGTTAACCGCGTCCATCGCCAAGGACGGGCAGACCACGCCCACCGCGAACCTGCCGATGGGAACTTACCGGCATACGGGAGTTGGGAATGGTTCGGCCCGCACAGACTACACGGCAATGGGTCAGACCCAGGACGGCACCGTAAATTGGGTAGATGGGGGCGGTGCGGCTGATGCCATCACCGCAACCTATTCCCCGGCTATCACGGGGCTTGTTGATGGGCAGATTTGCTTTGTCCGTGCGACCGCCGCGAACGCGACAACCACCCCGACATTTTCCCCGAATGGATTGACCGCAAGAACCATCGTGAAAGATGGCGGCTCCGCGCTGGTGGCGGGTGATATTGCGGGCGATGGTCATGAACTGATCCTGCGCTACAATCTCGCTGGGACGCAGTGGGAACTTCTGAACCCTGCGGCGGTGGCGGCGGCTACCGCGTCCACCACGACGCCCGGCATCGTGGAACTTGCCACGGCGGCAGAGGTGCAGGCCGGTACGGATACGGGCCGCGCGGTGACACCCCAGGGACTCATGGGTTTCGGCAACATCAGTGCCGCCACATGGTTCCTCGATGAAGACGACATGATCTCCGATAGCGCCCTGCGGGTGGCAAGCCAGCAGTCCATCAAGGCGTATGTTGCCGCACAGATCGCGGCGCTAACAACCATCACGGCGGGAACGCCGCTGGTGCAGAACCCGTTTGCAATAAACACCTCTGTTACCCAGGCGCATGGGCTTGGTGCGGTCCCGACCTTCTTCAAGATCGAGTTCGAGTGCCTCACCGCGCAACACAACTGGTCGGTGGGCAACAAGATCGTGCTTGGAGCGGTTGGCCCCGGTGGCAGCAGTGTTTCAGGACAGGTGGATATTGCCCTCGATAGCACGAACGTCGTTGCCTACATCGCAAACTCCAGCTTCACGATCGTCAACAAGACAACCCGTGCGAGCAGCACGCTGACGCCCGGCAACTGGAAAATGACCATCACGCCTTATCTGGTCGCGTAACTAAGGGTTGTGTTTTGATGCGCGTTAACCTACAATATCTGGCGGCTGAGAAGGGTGCTGGTAACACCCTCCCCAGCCTGACCACAACCGCCTGTCAATGAGGCGTGTCATGGCTGAGGTAGTACATAGCGCATCTGTCCGCGTGGGTCCGTTACAAAGTTTCGGACGTTTTGCAATGCTCGCCCTTGTGGCGGGCTTTCTTTTTGCCTGCACCACGGATGCAACCCGTGCTGTGGTTGCGCTTGAGTCCGTCGTCATCGTTTACGCGAACGAGGAAGGCTCGGCCCACGGTTCGGGCGTTGTCATCGGTCAGGACATGATCCTGACGGCGGCACACGTCACCAACGGGCGCGACACGTTCATCACCTTCCGCGACGGCACAAGTGAATGGGGCGAGGAAATCGACGCCTCCAATGCACCGAAGATGCCAGCCCCCGACCTTGCCCTTGTGAATGCCCCTACAGGCGACAGAGAACACGTCTCTGTGCGTTGTACGCCGGTTGAGGTAGGCGAACCCCTGTTCATCGCCGGACACCCCGTAGTTAGCCGTTGGGTGGTGATGTGGGGGAACGTCGCCGCCACCGACTTGTTGGAGGATTCCGACCGCCAGTCCATCGGGGATGAGGGGAGTTATTACATTGCCCAGATTCCGGTGGCCCCAGGCTCAAGCGGTGGCCCGGTGTTCGACATTGACGGGAACCTTGTCGGGATTGCCACGGCGCTTCTGAACGCTCCGCAGTCCATGGGCTTTGCAACCATCGCCGTTCCGACCTCTCTGGCGATCATCCAGTCACCCAAGACGATCTGCGAGTTTCTGGGCAAATGACCATGATCTCCAACGAATCTGTTGACCACGAGGCGCGGGAGATTGCGCGCCGTGCGGAGCAAAAAATTGACTCCCATGAGGATCGCTGCGGCGAACGGTGGAAGGAAGCCCGCACAGAAATGAAGGGCATCCGAGACTCACTTGATTCGTTCCGCAACCGCCTGTGGTGGCTTGTGGGCGGCGTCATCGTTGCGCAGTTCGCTGCGATTACATGGCTTGTTGACAAGACACAATAGAAAGGCCCTGATGTGGCCAATCCCGGTGTGACTTACGAACAATGGCAGGACTGCACAAGCGCCCTTGCCATGCACGGCACCAAGGCCGAGGCCGCGAAGGTTCTTGGGCTTCCCTACGAGACATTCCGCAGCAGGCTTGCCAGCGGTAACACCCGCTTTGCAGGCAGGGCGGGGGTCGATGGTTCCGCGCCCGATGGTTACATGGTCAAGGGCCGTTCGACTCTGTACGGGCCGGATGGTGAAATTAAGGCCGAATGGGTCAAGACCACGGCGGACCGGGAACGGCTGCTGGAAATCGCCATGGAGGCGGTTAAGGAAAGCGCCAAGGCTTTGCCTAAATTAAGGCCGCGACCTATTAAAGACAAAGCCTACAACGACGAACTGATGACGGTGATCCCATGGGGTGATCCGCATTTCGGCTGCTATGCGTGGGGCGAAGAAACGGGCGGCGAAGATTTCGACACGGACATTGCCAAGCGCGACCTGTGCGCAGCCGTTGACTATCTGGTGTCTCAAGGCCCGCGTTCAAAACAATGCGTCATCGCGAATCTCGGCGATTTTTTCCATGCAGACAACCACGCAGGAATGACCCCCGGCCACGGCAACGTGCTGGACGTGGACTCCCGTTTGCAGCGTGTTATGCGGATTGGTGTGTCTGCCGTCCGCCAGTGCATCCACACGGCCTTGGAACGCCATGAGACGGTGCATTTTGTGCCGGTGGTGGGCAACCACGACCCGGTGCTGGGAATGGCGATGGGTGTGCTTTTGGCGAACGTCTATGAAAACGAACCACGGGTGATTGTCCACGATGCCCCAACCCTTCGACATTACATCAGGCACGGAAAGACCCTGCTTGGCTTCGTGCATGGCGACAAAACGAAGGATGCGAACCTTCCTAGCATCATGGCGACAGAGAAACCTGAAGACTGGGGCAAGACCCGGCATCGGTATTTCTTCCGTGGCCACCACCACCACGACTCACGGGTTGAGTTTAACGGTTGCATCGTGGAGCAGGTGAGAACACTCGCCGCGAATGATGCCTATGCCGCAGGCGGTGGGTATCTGTCCGGCAGGGATATGAAGCTAATCGTCATGCACTCGGAGCACGGCGAGGTGGGCCGTACGACCTGTTCCATTGACATGCTGAGGGACGCCGCATGACCGCTACACGCTACATAAACCGCACCTATGCCGCGTATAGGCATCATTTATGAACCGCCGCGACATCCTGAACCGCGCCGCCGATCTGACAGAGGGTGACAGGGACAAAGAATACGGTTCCTGGGCGGACAACTCCCGAGACATCGCGGCCATGTGGTCGGTGATCTTGGGAACGGAAATCCAGCCCCGCGACGTGACGCTGTGCATGGCGGCGCTGAAGCTGGTGCGGCTTAAACGCGGCCCCCATCAAGACTCCTACGTTGATCTTGCCGGATACGCCGCACTTGGGGGCGAGCATGATTGACCACATCAACGACTATGTGTTCCCCGCCGCGCTCTCATTGCTGCCGGCGAAGATGGACACACCAGAAGCGCGGGTGATGTTGCTTGCCATTGGCTTGCAGGAATCCCGGTTCAAGCATCGGGCGCAACTCGGCGGGCCTGCTCGCGGATTTTTCCAATTCGAATGGGGCGGCGGCGTTCGCGGTGTTTTGCGTCACCCCTCGACCGAAGCCCACGCGCTGCGGGTCTGTGAAGCACTGCGCTACAGCGCCGACACAGACACCGTTTACAGGGCCATAGAGCACAACGACACGTTGGCGTGTGTGTTCGCCCGTCTGTTGCTCTGGACGCTACCCAGCCCCCTTCCTACGACCTCAGAAGAGGGTTGGGCGCAGTACATCGACGCATGGCGACCGGGTAAGCCGAAAGCGGAGACATGGCCCGCGTTCTATGCGCAGGCTTCGGCCTTATGCGCTGCATAGGCGCATGTATTTGAACCTCTTTCCACCATTTGGGCCGATTCCTCTCTGAAAGTGGAAAAGCGCCCCGAAACGTGGCCCGCATTTTACGAACACGCGGGCCACCTCGTTCAAGTAAGCGCAGGCAACTGACACTAACACAACTGACCAACCTAACCGCCTGTCGTGATGACATTTTCCACCGTCACGGCAAGAGATCGTGCGAAGAGTGGAAAAGCCCGCAACGAAGGAACAAGACCATGAAACTATTTGACCGTTGGGAAGCCCGTTGGCTTGCTTTGGATCAGGTGGACCGCACACGCTGGAGCGTTGCCCTTAATGCGCTGCTTCTGGTGCTTCTGGTTATCGCCGGCATCCTGGCGGTGCTGTGATGGTCGCGCCCCTCATTATGGCCGCACTCCCCCTGATCGCAGAGTTTGCGCCGGGCCTCATCCGGTCGCTCGCTGGTGAAGATGCAGGTGACGTGGCTGACAAGGTGGTCGGCATCGCCGAAGATCTGACAGGTGCGGTGACGCCCGAGGATGCGCTGATTGCGTTGCGCGGGAGCCCGGAACTTCAACACGAGTTTCGCACCCAGCTTGCCAGCCTCGAAGTCGAACTCGAAAAGGCGTATCTGGCCGACACCCAGGATGCCCGAGGGCTGACCGCCAACCTCGCGGCATCGGGCCACGCTTCGGCATGGTCGGCCCCGCTCATCAGTCTTGTCGTGACACTGGGTTTCTTCGGGATGCTCTGGCTGATTGTGCAAAGCGCCATCCCCGATGCGTCATCGGATGTCGCATTCATGATGCTTGGCGCGCTGGCCGCGGGCTTTCAGCAGGTTCTCGCTTTCTGGCTGGGTTCCAGTCGGGGCAGCAAGGATAAGGACAGTCTCATGGCTGCGATCCAGTCCAAATTGCTCAAGTGATAATCCGCATAATCTGTTGATTTACTTGGGGTTTTCTGCGATAAGGAACGTATGAAAACATGCTCGATTGATGGCTGCAACAATACCGTCCTGGCACGTGGATGGTGCCGCAAGCACTATCTGACTTGGAGACGGAACGGCGACCCTCTGCGCAAGGTTGACCGCAAGGCGACGGCCCCACGGGGGTCAGATTTGCCGCAATTCAAACACGGTATGTGGAAACACGACCTCTACCCAACGTGGCATTCGATGATGGCGCGTTGTTACAATCCAAAGTCTGAAAAGTACCCTCGATACGGCAAGCGCGGCATAGAGGTTTGCGAGCGTTGGCATGATGTGCGGAACTTTGTTGAAGATATGGGCGAAAAACCACAGGGAATGTCTCTCGACCGCATAGACAACGATGGCGACTACCGACCCGACAACTGCCGCTGGGCTTCGGCATTAACACAGGCGCGCAATTCGTCACTTGCCATTCTGTCAGATGAACAGCGCAGACTTGCGATTGTCTACTACAACCAGACCGGCTCGCCCAAGAGGGCGGCGGAAATGCTGGGCGTCAAGCCAAGCGACATCAAGAACGTGGTTTACCCCGCCAAGAAACGTGCCCGCATGAGATCGAAGAGATCAGAGGCATGACCGGCTGATGCCGGCAGTGGGTGCCACGCGCGCTCACTGTTGGGTGTCCGTCCAATGAAAATCGTCAAAGTCTCGTGGATCGACGCTGAACACCCCGCAGGCGAATGGGTGTCGCGTGACGCCCTCAAGAGCAAGCTGCCCGTAATCCAGTCGGTGGGGTTTCTGGTGCATGAGGATAAACACAAGATCGTCCTGGCGGTGTCTGTTGCCGGGGATCACATATCCGGCGAAATGACCATACCCAAGGTGTGCGTTAAGAAGCGGAGGTCTCTGTAAGTTCCCGCACGAAATCGCGCAGCTCAGGAAGGAGCGAGATGGGTTCCGCCGCGCCAACCCCTAGTATGGCTGAAGCCGCCCAACAACGCTCCTCCCGCCATGAGGACATAGCGGGAACACCCTGCAACATCATACTTTCCGCTGTCATTGCAACCCCTTGATTTCATTAGGAGTCGTCTAACAGTTTTGCAGACGACACTCAATTAAAACAATGCTTTAGCGCCAATTATTTCCACGGTTTCCATCTGTGATTGGCAACGGATTCCAGTTTGTCGATTGCGGCAACGGCGCGCTTCTTTTGTTCCGCTTCCAAGGTGTACTTCTGAAGCATCGCCAGCGTCTTGTGTCCGGTGATTGAGCCTATCTCGTGGGGGGAGCATCCGGCCTCTGCCAGCTTGGCGGCTGCTGTCTTGCGTAACCCGTGAAACACAAGCCCGTTCAGTTCAGGGTGTTTGCGCATTTCAGCGGAGAACACGGACGCGAAGTTCATGGAGCGCCACGGAAGCCCACGGGAGTCCGTGAGGATCGTCAATGAAGATCGTTCGTCCCGCCATTCCTGAAGTTCGGCCCGCAGGTCGGCATGAGCGGGGATCCACAGTTTAACTTTGGTCTTTTGCTGGACCACGGCCACGCCTTCGCCGTCGTAGTCATCCCACCGCATGGCGCAAACATCCCCCTGTCTCTGGCCCGTGTATAACGCGAGGATCACCGCGCGGCGGAACCGTTCAGGGAAGGTCATCGCCACGTCCAGGTGTTCATCATTCCAGCGGCGGTATTCACCAGTTGGAAGCGGCTTTAGGCGGAAGGCGGGGTTGCTATCTGTAATCTCTTGCTCAATCGCAAAGTTGAACAGGATGGAGAAAACGGCGGCGATCTGGTTGGCAATCGCGGGGGTGTTCTGGTGTCGGTCGCGTATCTTCTTGATGTGACGGCGGCGCATGTCGGTGATGGACACCGCATAGAGGTCTGCCATGTGCGAGAAGGCACGGAGATAGGTGGTTTTTGTTGACCGCGCCAGCGCGTTAAACTCGGGCGTCTGGCGGTACTCCTGGATCAGCCACCCCAACGAGCCGACGATGGCGCGCTTTCTTTGGTAGCGGTATTCCTTGACGGTTCCATCGGCCATCCGCCGTTTTACAATCTTGACATTACGCATGACGCCCTCCCGCGCTCAGTGCCTCGTCGGGGTCATCGTACCCCGTAGCGCCGGAAAGACGGTCAACAAAACTGTCAACGGCTTGTCGGTCCCAAAACACGCGCGTGACGCCGGGGAGACGAACGGGACGCGGCAACTCCCCACGGTCTGACATGCGCCGCACCGTTGCCGTGGAGACAGACAGGTACGATGCCAGATCGTTCGTGGACAGAAGCCGTGGTGACATTATCCCGCCTCACTCAGTATTGTCTGTCTCCGTTGAGGCGGTCGAGGGCGTCATTACGTGTGTTCATGCCGCTTTCCTTCCCGCCCCAATCACAGGAGCGGCGTTGCGTTTCAGTTCCTCAACATCGACACCCACAAGCCGCGCCATGGCATCCAGAAGCAGGTCAACGGCCTTTGTGGCTTCGTCCTTGTCCATTTCAGCAATGGATGAAGGGGTTGCCGTAACCTTCCAGCCGTCGTCATCCCACGTCGCGATTTCGTCAATCAGGCCCAAGCGAAGCTGCAACGCCTTGACCATGTGATAGACGGAAGGCCACCGCTGGAACCGTTCGGGCAGGGTCTTGAACACTTCTGTTGCAACAGCCCACAAAAGCGCGTTCTGATCCAGTGAACGGGGCTGCTTGTATTCGCCCTGCACCAGTTGCCCGACGTGCTTTGCGATGTAGGCTTGCCCTTCATCGTCCACGGGGACCAGGAACCACGGCGAGACGTGGAATGTGATTTTCTTGCCCATGCCTAGAACGGGATTTCGTCGTCAATTTTGGCGCTGTAGCCTTCGCTTCGCTGTTCCTGGCGCTCGTCCTTGGGATCGAACGAGAACGACATGAACGTTTTTTTGCTCGGATCGTCCGCGTTCTTGATCCATGCCTTGAACCAGTATTCCACGCCGCCAACCATGCACTGGCCGGTGTAGTCGGCATGTGCGGGCTTCTCTTTCCTGTCGTTCTTGAACAGGGAGCCGGAGTTGTCGCGTTGTTCGTAAGCCATATCAGTACTCCATCTGTTGCGGTTCATAAGCGTAGGCGTCACCCCACACGATTTCGTAAGCCTCTTCGGGCGTCATGGTGGGATCGGATTCCAGAAGCGTCTGGATGGCTTCGTCCTGCATTTCCATGAACCAGTCTTTGACCCGTCCCATTGTCGCCTCCTATGCTGCGAATGAAATGTTGTCGGCCTCACGGGCCTTCAGTTCGTCCCGGCGAGATTCGATGGTCTGCTTCAGCCCTACAGGGTCGTCTGTGCTGTCCCATGCGGCGGGCCAGTTGCCCTTGATCTGATTGATTAGCGGAGCGAAGTCGGCGTCCGGGCCGTGAACCCAGCCCTTCAGTTCGTCCAGATCGTCACACCCCAGAATGTCGTGACGCAGACGCTCCAACTTTGTGCGCAATTCTTCGCGGTTTTTAGCCGGACCCGTCACCCAATCGGCGTCCTTCACGGACACGTTGCGCGGTTCCGGGCTTTTCTTGAAGTCGTCCGCCTCCTCTTCGGAATACGCCAGACCATGAAGCCCAATCAGCTTGAGAATAACGCGGTCTTTTGCGCGTTTCTCAGCCATGGCGAACGGGTAGCCTGCCTGTTTTCCCGACACCTTGTAGTTCATGCCGATGGCGGCTTCACCGATAGACCATTCCGTTTTGTCGGCAAGCCTGCCTGTTACCAGGATGGCGGCGGCTTCACGTTCAGCAACCAGCACCTTTGGCTCGTCATAGGCGATGCCCGCCTGTGCCGCGATCTGTTCCAGAACGCGATGGTACACCACCCAGACGCCGTGACAGTCCCAACACGCATCGGGTCCAAACCCATGCTCTTTGAGAACAGCGGCGATCTTGTCGTCTAGCTTACGCGGCATTGGCTTTCTCCTTCTTCGCGTCCAACCCTGCGACAATCTCGCCAAGGACTTCGTACGCCTCCCGCACATCATTCCCTGCGGGGTATGGAAGGCGGTTGTTCTTGCGCCAGAACTTGCCGAGATGCCGCGCATGACGCGCAAGGTGGTTCCCGTCAAATCTGGCGAAGTCGTCTTCGTCCTGGTCTGTCATGACCATTCTCCCGTTGGTTTACGTGTGTGCCGAAGGTGCATGACCTCCAGCAAGCGCATGTTGAGGGGTGTGCGGAAGGCCATCAGCTTGGCGCGTTCTGCCTCCCAGTGTTTCTCTGCCATGCGGCGGCGGTGCAATCGGGCCAGGAATTTCATCTCACACCGTCCTTCCGCTCCATGCTCACGCGGTCGATCATGTCGGCGTATTTGTCCCTCATGCGATCAAACGCCGCGACAGCCGTCTTGTCGTAGGCTTCGGCCTCGTCCATGTCGGGGTGTTCTTCCAACATTTCCTCAATGAGTTCTTCGTGGGCCTGGATGTAGAGTTCCTTCATCACGTCTCTCCTTTTGCGAGGGCCAGAGCGGCGCGGGCGATGGTGATTGGGCAATCGTCCGCGTGGGGTTGCTCTGTGCATTCGTGGTGGCGGGCGGCGCAGAACTCGCAATAGAAGCGACCAATGTCGTCGCCACACTCACCGCGCCATCCGATATTCGGATCATCTTCACTGCCAAATGCAGCGTTGCGGTGGTGGACGTGCTGTGCGGCGTTACTGATGCGCGCCAACTCCCGCCATGTGAGGTAAATCTTGCCGTGGATGGGGTGCTGGATATCAACGCCGCCATCGTCCATTTCGAGGAACACCGTCCCGTCCTCGTCGGCTTCAAAGGTGGCTTTCATGCCGCGTCCCTCGCGCGTTCCATCGCCGCCGTGGCGATTTCGGCGTGGTCCAGATCGGCAAGGATCATGGCTTCCAACGCCTTGCTGAATGCGTCATCAGGGAGGGGCGCGTGGTGCCACACGAAATGTCCGTGGTGGTCGCGCTCGTATCCCGTGATGATTTCGACCGGGCCTAAGCTGAACTCGCCGGGGTCCGTGAACGACACCTCAATGCGGCCTTCCACGTCCTTGACGCCGTGGGCCAAACTGCTGAAGCAGAAGTCGTGATAGAAGCTGTCCATGTGTCCCTTGTCTGGATGGGGCGGGAGCCAAGTTCCCCCGCCCCGTAACCAACCCAGAACTCACTCCTGTTTGTGTGGCCCTGTGTGGTCGGGCGGTCCCATCGCTGGTGTGGCGATAGGGAGAACGTAATCCGGACTTGCATCAGATGCAAGTACTTTCTTGCGGCAAATGCAAGCGGCTTACGTCTGACGCAAAAATCTAGAGCTTGCGGACGTGTCTGGTGAAGCTGGTGACGATCCCGATAATCTCGAACTCGCCGTCATCGCCATTCAGGTGGAATGGTGTCCAGCGGGGATTTGAGGAATGCGGGATCAGCCATTTTTCGCCGTCGTCAGTCTGGCGAAATTCCTTGAGCGTGGCTTCGTAAAGCCCGTCTGTGGATATGCGTTGTACTATTACGTGATCGCCTGAATTGGGCATGTCCGCATCAATCGGGCGGACACACACAACAACATCGCCCTCACTGTAGAGCCTATCCATTGAGTCGCCGCGAACTTCCCATCCAAAGCGCGGCAAGCCGGCGTAGTCAGGGTTTTCAGGCACGGACACAACATAAATTTCCTCGGGCGGCCACTCAATGGCTTCACGGAAAATGCCCGCCTGAACAAAGCCAACCACACGAATGGGCATGACTGGCGGGTTGTTGGAAATCAGGTCAGTTGGCTGGCAGTGGTACAGCTTTGCCAGCGATTCCAGGCGCGCAAGGTTTACATCGCTCTTCCCGCGCTCAAGGCGTGACAATTGCCCCTCGGTGATGCCGAGGCGTTCAGCGGCTTCGGCCAGATTGTATCCGGCCTGTTCCCGTAGTTGTCGTGCGCGGAGTTTCATGTTGGGCGGACCTTGCCCGTCGGCGCACAAAACTGCAACGGCATCAGATACAAGTTTTGATTGCCAACGACTTGTATTTCGTGCAAGTATGCGCGCATGAAACTGACCACTTACCTCCGCGAGAACGACCTGACCGTGACGGCGCTTGCCCGTTCCGTCGGTGTCGATGTTTCCACCATGCACCGGATAGTCCACGGGAAGCACATCCCCGGACAGAAAACCATGCGCGCAATCATCCGTGAGACGGGCGGGCAGGTGCAGCCCAACGACTTTTTTGACCTACCGGGAGAGGCCGCATGATCCCCGCCAGCATTGACATAAGCGGTGCGCGGCTCCCCGCCGCCTACGAACACGCTAAAAATGCGCTCGCCAACTGCGCCAGCGTTGATGAGTGTCAAGAGTGGGCGAACAAGGCGGAAGCCCTCGCGTCCTACGCCAAGCAGGCCGATGACGACACGCTCCGCAAGATGGCCGACCGTATCCAGGCCCGCGCCGTTCGTCGGTGTGGTGAGCTGCTCAAGCAGTATGACGCGCGGCAGGGGCAAAACCTGCCAAACGCTAAAAAGGACGGCAGCGTCCATTTTAACCGCTACGAAGTCGGGCGCGATGCGGGCATGGGCGAACGCCAGATCAAGACCGCCGTGCGCGTTGCCAACGTCCCCGAAGATCGTTTCGAGAATGCTGTTGATGGTGATGCGCCCCCGACCGTGACCGCGCTTGCTGCTATCGGCACGAAGAAACGTCCCGACGTATCCCCCGCCGTTGAAGCAATCATGACGAAGGTTCGGCCCGTCGGTTTTGGTGCGGCAACCGAACTTCTGGGGACCGTCGAACAATTCGCCCAGTTCTGCCGCACGAACGACGCAACGACCGTCGCAGGCGCGGTGATGCCCCACGAAACCGCAGACCTTCGCAAGCATGTCGCGACCATCGACGCATGGCTCGACCGCTTCGTCGTCAATCTTGGAGAATAACAGATGAGTTACCAGAACCGCATCAACGCCGAGATCAACGCCGAACTTGACCGCCGCGCCGCCGACAATCTTGGTTGGCAGGCCGAGTTTATCGCACACGCCATTTGCGCCAACCATGACGATGGCCTGATCCGTGGCGACCATAAGGACTTCTGGACGTGGTGCGGCTACGCGACCGTCCGTGACGCGACCCGCCGCGCCATCAACAAGCGGGCGGGGGACCAGCCCGACGCCGATAAGGACGAACAATTCATCCTGCCTGGATACGAGCATGTCCACCGCTATTACGTGGTCAATCGTAACGGCAACGATATCGGCATCCCCGTCCACCAGATGACGGATGAGGAAATCGAGCAGAAAGCCAGCCTCTATCGCTCCATGGGCAGCGCCTGTTTTTCTCATGCTCGGGAACTCCAGCGGTTCCAGCGTGAGCGGAATGTGGACGTGGCTGCGTAGTCCCATGCCGTCCAAAACCTCAGAGATATGCCGCCAGTTGTCCATTACCAGAACATGGACCGTGGCGCGTCCTGATTCCATTGCAACGAAAAGGGGATTTTACAATGCTTCATAAGGAACGTGACCCTTCGACCCACGCATGGGCCGCGGCCCGTGTGATTGAACTTGTCGGCGCAACCGCCGCTGCCGAGGCAATCGAACGCTCCGCAAGTCTGATTTATCATTGGGCCGATCCCGACAACCCCGCGCAACCCGTTCTGTGGCAGGCGCAGGTTCTTGACCGCCTGTGTGCGGAGCACGGCGAGACGCCATTCAGAAGCGTCTGGGATCGCCGCAACAGCGCCATCAAGGGGAAGGGCGTGTGTCCGCTGGAACTCGCCATTCAGGTGGACCAGGACGCAACCGACCTTGTTGCAAGCGTTCATGAGGCCCTGAAGGACCGCAAGATTGACGCTCACGAACGCATGGAAATCGGCCAGATCACCGCCCGCGCAAGGGCAGTGCTGGACGCCATCGATGCCGAACTCCGGCAGCATTTAACGGCGGTTTCCTGAGATGACGCGCTCCGCTTCCCCTGGCGTCGAGCGCGGCATAGGCGGTGCTGGTGTCCTCCCTGCCAGCACCGCCACCCTTCGCCTTGAGGGCATTCCAATCCCGCCCTCCACGAACTCCCTATATGCCAACAACAAGGGCAAGGGCCGGGGCCGCTTCAAGACACAGCGTTATCTCACATGGCAACGCGCGGCGGGCAACGCCATTGAGGCGCAAGAGACAACGCCCATCCATGGGGATGTGGACGTGTCTATTGTCGTGCCACGTGACGACCGCAGGGACGTGGACAATTACGCCAAGGCGGCACTGGACCTGCTTGTGCTGCACGGCCTGATTGATGACGACCGGCACATCATTGCGCTGCACATTTCCAAGCTGACCCACGCGAACGACCGCAAGCACTGCACGGTTACGGTGAGGCCCGCATGACCGAACCCGTGACCATAGGCGATTGCACGCTGTATCTGGGCGACTGTCTGGATGT